TGGTTTTATGATATGTGGTGCTTTTGTGGCGAACAGGAATGGGATGATTGGCAGAGATGGAGTTTTACTACTGTAGAGGGGGGTAATGTTAAGGAAGAGGAGGTAGAGGCAGCTAGGGGTCAGTTAGATGCGAGGACATTTAGACAGGAGTTTGAGGCTAGTTTTGAGAACTTAACTGGCCTTGTTGCTGTCAGTTTTGGAGATGACAATATTGATAAGGAGGTTGCTGATCTACATATGCTGCCATTGTTCTTGGGTTTAGATTTTAACGTTGACCCTATGGCAGGAATTTGTGCGGTAAAGCATGACAATAACCTATATGTGTTTGATGAAATCATGCTAACAGGTGGTGCTACCACTTGGGATTTTGCAGAAGAGGTTACAAGGCGGTATGGAGTTGATCGTAGAATTATTGCTTGTCCTGACCCAACGGGTAGTGCAAGAAAAACAAGTGGGGTTGGAGTTACAGATCATACGATCTTAAGAAGATCTGGCTTTACTGTTATGAGTCCGAAAAGTCCGTGGAAGATCAGAGATAAAATTACTGCTGTCAATACTGCATTACTTGATGCAAACGGAGATCGAAGAACTTTTATTCATCCTCGTTGTAAAGAATTAATAAAAGCACTTAGAACTTTGACTTATGCACCTAATACTGGTTTACCAAATAAAAATCTGGGAGTTGATCATGCTTTTGACG